TCCATTCTTAATTTCTCTTCTTCTAAATTTTTAATTTGTTCATTTACTTCTTCAATTTTTTCTTGAAATTCTTGTTTGTCCATACTATTCCTCCTCTAATATTTGTGATGCATTTTTGGTTTAAATTTTAAAGATTCAATAAACTCATCAAAACAATCGTCACATAAATGAATGTCTTCAAAATCTGTTAAATCATATACAGACGGATATCCCGGTTGTTTTAATTCTATTACATGATAAAAATCAACAGGGAAACCTTCTTCACTATGAATCTGACATGAAAAACTATCCTCAATATCATAAGATTTTCCACACATATTACATACTACTTCAATTGTAGTATTTTTTAACAAATAATTACCTCCCTTTTACTGTAATAAAGTCTGAGTAAGGAAAATAGTGTAAAAATTTACAATAAAATTTCCATTCTTCTAAAAAATGATTTTTTCTACTATGATATTGGTTTCTTAAAACTTCATAATTTAAACTAACAGTTCTAGTATATAAATAACTAGCTGGCATCATTTGAATAAGTCTTCTCTTAATTTTTTTACTACCTGTTGCTTGATATATAGTAATTAAATTATTTATATGCTCTAAATGTTCTGTAGTTATATACTCAAAATCATCTTTAGTTAATTTTCTATTAGTAATTGTATGCATTTGGGAAGTACTATTTTGAGTAACCCCTACTTTATAAGTGTCAAATTGTCTCCACCAATAAGATGGTGCAGTTATATTCATTGAAACAAATATTTGTCTTAGAAATTTTCTATGGTCGCTTCCTGCTTTAACTAAATTTAAAGCTAATTTATAATCCTCTTCTCCTATTTCAAATACTTTACCATGATAATCAAACCCAGATAAAGCAACTGATTTTTCATATTCACTATCTTCAAAGTCTCCCCATTTACTATCTGATTTATTCCAACTCTTTTTTGCGTTTCTTATACCTAAAATAGCATTTTCTACATTAAAAACCCTTATATCACTAAAATTAATACACAATATTATCAGCATCCTCTCAGACGGGCGTGAGTACCCTTATTTTTGATTTGACCCCCTACAGGTGATATAGGTCTATAAAAAAATCTAAACGGCAATAAGGGGTATTCTCATTAGTCGATTTCTCAAAAATTCCGATTTTTTGGTGATTTAGTCAGTTTTTACAGTATGATGGTGTCTGCACACACATTTATAGGATTCTTTACCACCAATTACAACTAATGGGTCATTTACATGGGCTGGTTCTCCATTTACATATCTTTGAGTTTTTGTACCCAACTCTCCACATCCTTCAATTTGACAAACACCTTTTAATTTAGTGACATATTCCGATTTTGCTAATATTGTTGACATACTTTCAAAAGGTTCTCCTCTAAAATTAGTATCTAAACCACAAGCTATTACCCTTATATTTTTATCAACTAATGACTCAATTACATCTATTATATCATTATCCCAGAATTGCACTTCATCAATAGCTACTACATCTAATTCTTCATAAGTTTCCTCTAGAATGTCTTCAGACTTATCTAAAGGTATTGCTTTCCATCTTATTCCCGAATGAGTTACTATATACCTTTCGGAATATCTATCATCTACTATAGGCTTAAATACTTTATATTCTTGATTAGCTATTTCTACTTTTTCCAATCTATGAACTAGCTCTGTAGTTTTACCTGAAAACATACTACCTGTTATTACTTCAATCCAACCACTATTTCGTATTTGATACAAAATATCTCCTCCTGAAACTAAGGGGGGGGAGTATTTAAACTCCCCTATTATCCCTTAATTAGAATTAGTACTACCTAAACAATTTTTTCCTCTAGCTGATTCAAACTGGTCAATATTATCAACTATTTCTTGTCTTAAATGAAATACAGGCAATATTACAAACTGGGCAATTGCATCAATATAATCTAATATTATTGCTTCTTCTTCAGGGAAATCATTTGGATATTTAGCAATCAATACAGGTTTATTATTATTATTTTGAAGAGCTATAAACCATTCACCTCTATAATTAGAATCAATAACTCCTGCTCTAGTTGCTATTCCTTTAGAGCCTACACTACCTCTCTCTTGAATAGAGACAAAATATTCCTCTGAGAAAGATGATTTTATACCTGTTGGGATTAGTTTAGTCTCTTTAGGTTTAATTTCAATATAATCCTCATCAAAAGCAGCATATACATCAAACCCCGCATTACCGTAGTCATCTTTGTAAGGTATAATAGCTTCCTCATGTGCTAACTCAAATTTAAAATCTATTGCTTTCATTATATCCTCTCCTTATAAATTACTTTGTAAGGGTATTTAATATATCTATACCCATCACTATTTATTATAGGTCTTTCTTGTGCTTTAATAGAAACTTTATTAATATAATCTATAGAATTTTTTATAGAATAAACCCTTGATAAATGATTTTTATAAATAGGGGTATTAGAATACCCATCTCTTTCACTATTTACAATAAAACTAAAGGATAAACCTACTAATTCTCCTACCTCTTGTAAATACCTAATAAAATTAGGGTCTGAACTATCTATACAAAATGATTTACTATGAAAACACCCGTCATTATCGGCATAACCTGTTATAAAACTTAAAATATCTTTTTTAGAAGATTTTTTTATTTTTATTGGGATAATGGAATATTTAACATTATATTTTTTATTTAATTTATTATATTTTAACCACTTTCTAATCTTAACACTACTAAAATCTTGTGTATAAGAATTTCTATCACTAGATTTAATTATAGTAGTTTCTGCACCAAACTGCTCTTTCCAAATTCGTTGTACTTTTTTATGAATTTTTTTATGCTCACAATGAAATTTTATTCTACTTTGATTTTTTCTATCTTTATCTACAGGATAACTCCCATTTGCCATATATGCTCCAATTAACCAAGCTAAATTTTCATTCATTTTAGTTGGCAAATTATATTCTTTTACCCCGTTTTTTCCTTGTTTGAATTCTAAAGTACTAATATTTTTTAATTTAGTATGAGATTTTTTATTATATTGATTTAAATCATATTTAATTTCGTCCCCTATATTTATATCTCTAAAATATTTTTTGTTTCCATTTTTCAATTCTATTTTACTTTCTTTAAAGTTTTTAAATACACGCCCATTTTGTAGAGTTAATTTAATCATTCTACTCCTCTCTCTATATAGAACAAGCAGACCAACCACAATGTTGGCAAGATTTACATCCTTCAACTCTATTTAAATTATTTTTACATTCAGGACATATACCTGAATCTATCCAGTCTTCTTCTTCCATTTTTGTTTTTTTATTAGGTTTTTCCTCATTTGTTAATATTCCTGCTCTTTGACATCCATCCCTATAAATTGTGATTCCTTTTAAACCTTTTTCATAAGCATATAAATATAAATCCCTTATTTCTTCTATACTTGTACTATTATCTAAATTAACAGTACTACTAATAGAAGCGTCAATATACTCTTGCCATTTTGATTGGATATTAATTCTATCCTTATAATCTAAATCATGTGCTGTAATAAAATATTCTGGTAAATTTTCTTTGTTTGTTATTCCTTTTTTATTCATAAATTCTTTAACAATAGGAGTAAAGACCTCATAAAACTCTTCTCCATCATTTAGAGTTTCAGTTTTTCTGGTATAACTTATGTTAAAAATTGGTTCAATACCCCCTGAGACTCCTAGTAAACTACTAATACTCCCTGTTGGAGCTGAAGTTAATAATTGGCTATTTCGTAAACCATATTTTTTAATTAATTTTAAGGTTTCTTTGTCAGCATTTTTCATTACATATGGGGATTCCAATATATATTTTTCTTTATATTCGGGAAATGTACCTTTTTCTTTAGCTAATAAAGAAGAAGTTTTTAATGAAGTATTTGACATTATTTCTCCTATTTCATCAATTAATTTTAAAGACTCCTTAGAACCATAGATGATTTTTAGTTTTATTAATGCATCTGCAAATCCCATAATACCTAATCCTATTTGACGATACTTATTGACACTCTCTCTTTGTTCTTTAAGAGGGTGTAAAGGAAGACCCTCGTCTAACACTTCATTCAAATAAATAATACTATCTTTAACTACTTTTTTAAATCTATCTTTATTAAAATTAGCATTTTCTGTAAATGGTTTGTCTATCATTTCTGATAAATTTATACTCCCTAGAAGGCAACTTCCCCCAGAAGGTAGTGGTTCTTCACCACATGGATTAGTCCCAACGTACTCGTAAGAAGGGTCTTCACTCATAATATTCCATGAATTTATTTTGTCCCAATATAAAACTCCCGGTTCTGCTGTATTCCAATTACTATAAGCAATCATATTCATTATTTTATTTGCATTTACTTTCTTATTAATAACTTCATCAGTATCTTCTACTTCAAAATGAAGATTATATTCTTCATCATTTTTTACTGATTTTATAAAATCATCTGTAATTCTTAAAGAAATATTAGCTTTAGTTACTTCTTCTAAGTCATTTTTAATATTAATGAACTCTTCAATATCTGGATGATTAATAGGAATAGATAACATTAATGCTCCTCGCCTAGAGTTTTGTCCTATTAAACCAGTAACTAAAGAATATAAACTCATAAAACTTACTGCACCAGTTGTTTTTTTAGCGGCATTATTAACAATAGCTCCTCGTGGGCGTAATTTCCCTATATCTACACCAATTCCTCCCCCTCTAGAAAATGTTATAGCTATTTTTTTAGCAGTATCAAATATACTCTCTAAACAATCTTCAGGGGGACTCCCAACATAACAATTACTATAACTTATCTTTTTACCTTTTTTATGCAAACCTCGATTTGCTAGAATTCTTCCTGCTGGTAAAAATTCTTTATTTTTAATTCTTTTCTTAATCTCGGTATTATTATTTGATATTCTCTCAAAGAATTCATTAAAATTTTCATTATTATATCTATATTTATTATTATAAATTTGTAAAGGCAAATCATCTTTAATCCAATTACTTTGTCTTTTATCATTTCTTTCTTTTCTATAAATAATATATTCTTTTGCAATTTTTGTTAGTTTATTTTTAATTAAAATATCCTCTACAATATCTTGTATCTCCTCTACAGTAGGTATTTCATTATTTAAATAAAATTCTTCTTTTAAAACATCTTCTACTTCAACCCCTAAACTATACAAAAATTCAGGGCTATAATTTTCTTCGCAATCTTTACTAGCGTTATTAATTGCTTTTACAATCTTGTCTAAATCATAGTTTTCTATAGTTTCATCTCTTTTTATAACATTCTTTATCACTATTATATCACTTCCTTTGTATTACTCGTCTTTACTTTCTCCCCATTGTCTTTCGCATACAGAGTAGCGTTGACCATTACCTTCAAATTCTTCTTTCATTTTTTCATCAGACATACACCTACTTATAAAATCTTGCTTATTTTCCTCTTTATTTGGTGTAGGTAGTGGCATTATTTACCTCCCTTATTAAAGACTTGTTTTAAATTCCATCCTGTACCTAGTCTCTCTATGAGTTCACAATTTTCTCTAAACCACTCTATAGGGATACTTTTTCTCCCTATATTATTTTCTAATTCTAAAAATTCATTAATAGTTAATACATAAGTTTCACCTTTTGAATGATTACACCATCTCCAATTAAATCCTATAATGGGGAGAGTATTGTTAAATTTATCTAAATTTTTTAATCCTTCTCTTTGAACTTCAGACACTCTGGAAAATGGAATAGATTTAGGATTACCTGATTTTCTAGAAGACATTAATTTAGCTTCAAATCCTATTAATGTTTCCCCATTAAAAATTAGGAAATCAAAGGGAGAAGCAGAACCAAATTTCATAGTCATATCTCTTAGTTTTCTACCAAAATATTCTTGTTCTTCATAACTAGCTTTAATATCCTCTTCAAATAAATTAGCCATCCAAACCCTCCGATTCTTCTATTAGTAACTCGCTATCTTCATTGATAATACCAGCAGAGATTAGTAAATCAAAATATTCATCTTGAGTTAAAACAATCTGTTCCATATCCTCTTCATAATCTTCTTGACTTAATGCTTCTTCTGTAAATTTACAAGGTTCATACCCACCAATATGCATTATTATATTAGTATAAGTACATTCTCCAAATAAATTATCAACACATTCCTCATGTTTACATCTCATCACATTCCCCCTTTAAATACAGATACATCATTGAATATTTTATCCATTTCTTCTTTTGTTTTTATATCAGCTATATCTTTATTAGAAGGTAGCTTAATAGACATTACTTCCATTAGAGGATATAGTTGTTCACTTATCTTTCTACGTGCTTCTAAACCCGGTTTATCCATGTCTAATGCCATAATAACAGCACTAGTATGCTTTCTTAAAATCCATTTTCTTTGACCCAAATCACTACCACCAATAGCAACTGCTCTTTTGTAACCTAGTTGCCAAAGCCTTAATACATCTTTTTCACCTTCAACTAATATAATAGGCTCTGGACTTTTTCTTATATTATTTAAATTATAAAATGTGCATTCTTTATTAGAACCAGATTTAAATAGATATTTAGGCTTTTTATTTGATACAGTTCTAGCGTTTATGGCAACTAATCTGTTATTAGTATCTCTCCATGGAAAAGTAATTCTATCATATAATCTATCATTAACATCACTACAATAACCAATTTCAAAATGTTCTAAAGTTTCTTTTTTAAATCCTCTTTCTAATAAATATCTATGAGTATTATCATATTTTTCTAAAATTCCCTCGTCGATAGAAATCTCGCTGTTATATAAATCTATTGCATTTTTCAATTTATCTAAAGAAAAATTATCTTTTATTATAATATCAGTAGTTTCTATTTCATCATAATTAATACCATTATTTTCTATTAATAGTTCTACTGCTTTTAAAAAATCAACATTTTCCATCTCTTCAATAAAAGATATAACATCACCTTTAAAATTACATGAGAAACACTTAAAGAATTTTTTATCCTCTCTAACAAAAAAACTAGGGTTATAATCATCATGGTGAGGGTGTGGACATTTAGCTTTATAAGTATGCCCATTCACCCTTTTAAGTTCGGCATAGTTACCTATTACTTCAACAATACTAATTGAATCTTTTAGTTTTTGTATATTAATTTTCGTCATTTAAAAATTCCTTAATAGCAGTTTCTATATTCTCCCCCTCTTCTCTTCTTTCATCAAGAATTTCTTTAGGTAGAACTTTATAACTATCTGCTACAATAAAATCTCCCGCTTTTGTTTTCATTACTAAAGTATTACCAGAAGTAATTGTTACTCCATATTCAGATTTTTCTACATAATCTAACCAATCTTTTACCTTATTATTTGGAATATTAACACCATCTGCCATATTAATAAACATATCTGGATATAAATCACTTGCTAGAATCATTAATAATCATCTCCTCTTATTGTGGTGTTTCTTCAAATTTTAAATATTTCTCATCAAAATCTAAACTTATCCATTGGTTTTTATAATCTGTGTGTTCTTTACCATATCTATTTTTCTTAATAGTAAAAGCGTACTCTCCATCAAAAGGTCTTCTTTCTTTACTATCTAGCTGTCTTAATAAGCAAAATCCTGTACAAAATTTCTCAATGCCATAAGATTCAGCCGACATCCAGAATTCATAAGTTTTTGCTTGACTAGCAGTTAAAACAGAAATACCTAATCTATCTGCTACATCTTCTTTTAAAGACCTAACTATATTAGCTAACCAATGTCTTAAATGTCCATCCTCAATTGATGTTGCAGTACTTTCTTTTACATAATCCCAAATAAATAATTGTATATTATGTCTTTTCTTAAAATATTTCGCTCTTTGGACTAAACTCCCTGCTGTATACCCCGAAATTTTATCAAAATAAAGAGGAGCTTCTTCTATCTGTTGAACTGCTTGATAAACTTTTTCTCTACATTTTTCAGTTTTATATACATTTCCATCTATTTCTATAGTTTCTTTATCGGAATTATATAAGTTATTTTCTATAATAATTGTAGGTAAACCAGTTATTTCCTGTATTATTCGTTCTTCTTGTTCTTCTATATTCTGCTCATTAGCACCTAAATAGACTGGAATATTATTATCAATTGCTAAAAATTTAGCAACATTCTTTAAAAACATTGATTTACCTACTCCTGTTTGTGCATTTAAGATAGTCACACTACCCTCTTTTAATAGTCCCCTTGAAAATTTATTTACTGTATTTAAATGTAGAGGTAACCCAGCGAAACCATTTTTATTAGGTTTCTTTTTCTTATATCGTTCTAGTCTATTTTTATTAGCACTAATAAACAACCTATCTTCATCAGCATTGTATCTATTAGATATCTCAAGGATAGAAGATTCAGCTTTATCTATAATTTCTTCTTGTCCCCACTCTTGATAACCATCTAATAGTTCTTCTTGAAAAGAATTAAGATTATAATATAAATCATTAGTGATATTTACTTTTTTTAATTCTTCAATATGGATATCTATATTAGAAGGGTCAATAGGAGCTTCTCTAAGTGTCTCTATATACTGTATAAAGTCTTCTTTTTTAGAAAATATACTTTTAATTGCTTTATTTAAATTATCATGTTTATTAGCAACTGAGAGGATTGTAATACTATCAAATTCTAATTCTTCTACATCTTTTTTCCTACTAATATAATCCATTATCATAAAAATTGCTTTATTTTGTTTTCTATTAGGGTTATCAGAGAAGTAATCTGGTCTTATTTGAGAAGCTACTTTATAAATTCGTTGAGGTTCTTTTAATAGAATAGAAATAATATTTTGTTCCAATAAAAAACTGTCTATCTTAGCCAAATCAACACCACCTTATATTTAAATCATTAAGAACAGTTTTTCTCGTACCAGATTAAAAATATCAAACAATAATTAAATAAATCAGCTAGAGTATCTGTTACTTTTTCCTCGGTTACACACATTTCTCTGTTATTATTAAATGAGTTAAGTCTTGAAATTTTATCCTGTATTCTCATTTTAAAACTTTGAATTCCATCTAAATCTAATTGTCTTTCTGCACTATTATTATAATCTTTATTTTTGGATTCATAAACTAACTGTAATTTTTTCATTAACTCATCTGGTCTAATATCAAAATAAAAATTAGAATACAGATATTTAAAGGTTAAACCAGCTATATGACTTGCTATTGTTCTAACAGTATCTTTTTGGTCTATTTTAATATCTATAATATCAAGACTTACTAGTAGGGTAGAGACTACCTCATCAAAAGTATCGTCTATTTCATTTAATAATCCTTCGTCAGTAATTAAGTCTCGCATTATTCTCCCATAAAGTTTTATATTTAGTCTTTCTTCTTCTTCAGTATATGGTTTAGTTAGTAGTTTAGATACTTTTACTTCATTAACGCTTATACTATTATAGTTCATCAAAAAACCCCTCCTCTAATTCTTCCTCATTTCCCTCGTTTATAATATCTTCGCTGTTAAAGCTAACTTCCTCTTTCTTTTTTTCTTTCATTTCTTCATATTGTTTTCTTAATTCATTATATTTTTCAAAATCCTCTATAAAATGGAAAGCATATGCAGGACTGTAAACTTTTTCATTTTCATTCATAACTCCCCATAAAATAGTTTTAAATTGGTCAACTGTTAAATTATTATCATTTAGGAATCTCTTTATTCTACCACCAAGAATAGGAAATTGGGAGGAGGATAGCCCCTTCCCTGTTTTTTCCTCTTTCTCTTCATCAAACCATTGTAGTAAATCTCTAATGTTCCTAACAAAATAAGGATAATTATATCTCATTAGCAGACTACCCTCCCTAATTTTTATTCCTCTGAATCTTCCTCTTTTTCTTTTGGTTTAGTTTCTGATTTTAACTGTAATAAATACTCATTTGCATTATCATAACTTAATTTATTAAATGAAGTAGTACCATACTTTTCTTTCATTCTTTTAGCATTGTCTTTTCTATTCATACCCAATCTTTGACACTCATTAACAATTTCATCTACTATCTTTTTAAAAGGTTTTTTACTTCTCTGCTTCTTTTTTTCTTCATAATGTTCTTTTATATCTTCTTCTGTTACTTCTTCTTCTTTATTTAACTGTTCAATTGCTCTATCAAACTCTTTCTTAAAGTTTTTAAATGCTTTTTTAGCAGTATCACCAGCAGAAATATCTGTTTTAGTAAATGTCCTAATTCTTTGTTTACCTGTAAAGTCATTAGTAGGCTCTAGACTTAATACTCTTTCACCTTCACCATTTTTATTATATAAAATAACAATATCACTATCATCAATAAGATATTTCGCACTACTTCCACCAACCGTAGGCATTAACTTATCTCTCTTCCTACCATTAATATCTTCTATCTCTTTATACTTAGCGTGAGATATACTAACTAAACCATACCCATTATTCTTTATTTGTTCGTGTGGCTCTCTAAATTCTTTTTTGAGTTCAGCCCAACTAGCACCAAAATCATTTAATTCTCCCGGGTGTCCACCAAGTTTATGTGTTATATACTCTAAACACCATTCATATAAAACATCTTCAGTATCAATTACAAAAGTTTCAAAATCGTGTTCTCCTGAAATAAATTCATTAACTAATTCCCTAAACACTACCCAACTTAATTTACCTTCTGTTCTAGCTTTTTCAGCAACATTTACATTATATACACTTAATGCTTTAGTACCTGTTTCAGTTGCAGCAAAAAGAGCATTAGGAAACTGTGCAGCAAAAGAAGTTTTTCCTGTACCAGCTTCACCAAAAACTAATAAATGATAATCTTGTAATTTTTGTGCAGGTATTTTCTTTTTCTTTGGTATTAAACTCATTAAATTCCTCCTTTAAGGGATAAGAAAACCCCTCGTTGACAAGGGGATTTCTGTTATTACAAAAACTAAGAAATTTTTGTAAAAAAATATAAAATTATATTAAAATTATTCTAAAATTAACTAAAATATTGTTAAATCTTACCAATCAGTTTTAAAATCACTCTCTAATTCAGTTCCACCACCAGCTAGACTTTCGTTAATCCCTTGAAATTTACCTACTTCTAGAAGGTTTTCACTACCCTCTGCAAGTCCAAACTCATCTATAACTGTGTTATTTTTAATATACACACCAACAGTTATATTGTCAAATTCTTCCACATCTTCCATTTCTTCTGCAAATTTACCTTTTGCAGTAATATGAAATTCTGAAATATTAAATAGTAAAGGATTATAAACATTTACAAATTCTTTATATACTGTAACAATTTCTTTTAAATCACTTTCTTCTAGCAATTCTACTTCTTCTTTCAATTCAGTTAATTTTTGGAAGTCTATATCTTTATTATTATCTTTTGCATAACTCCCAAAATTTTCAATAGCATTAAGCAAAACCTTTTCTCTTGTTAGAGGGTTATCTCTATCGGCTGGATTATAATCACTAAAGTATAATAGACCAAAATCAATCTGCATATTACCCTCATCATCATAACTTATTTCCTTCTCTATTATATCCCCAGCAAGTCTAGCATTAGCTTTCTTATCTACTTCTTGCTCTGGTGCTAATACCTTAATACTATTACCCCAACCATTCTTAGTAGATACATAAGGAGATACATTTCTTCTGTATTCATCATTCCAGAAAAACTCCTCTAATGTACCCGATATCTGTACGATATCTCCTTTGTCTAAAGAATCCATTAAATCCTCTGCATAATTTCTTTCAGCTTTCTTAGGAGAGTTTAATTGCACATTAACATAACCATTATTAGTATATAAGTTTACTCTGCACCTTGCATTTTTTCTTTGTCCTAATTCTGATAATTCGATATCCCTAACTTCACCGACCACAAAAGCATTATTCATAAACTGACTATTACTCAAATTATTTCCCCCTTTATAATTTTAAAGATAAACCCTTTGTTACCAGTATTTTCTGTCCTAAATAAAAATTTTTAATTTCCAAATCCACCCCCTATAAAGAGTAGTTAAATATAGTCTAAAACTCACGAGATTGCCCTTTAAATCCATTTATATTCATTAGATAGGTACTACTATACCTATCATATTTAAACCAATTTAAGCACTAATTATGCCCCTTTAAACTAAAAAAATTAAGGTAAATACTAATACCTTAATGTTTATCAAGCAATTCATCAATACTAAGTTCTGATAATTTATCAATTAACTTTTGATACACCTTAGATATAAGATTAGTATATTCTGCACTACTAATAGATTCATAATTACTCTGTATTAGTTCTCTATTGACCTTTAATTGGATTGCATTATATAGTGGCTCTCTACCTATGGTATCAGTTTTAAATCGCTTATTACCCTTAATATTGATTGCTATCGGTTTATTATGTTTTCTGCATACTTTGCCTTTATTATTCGGTGGTGATAAACAACCACACTCATAAATATATCTAATAAAATCACCTCTCATTTTATCATCATTTTTTTGGCGTTCTACTCTATTATACACGAAAAAAATCAGTTTGTCAAGGTAATTCTTAAAATTTTTTTAGAAAACTTTTGAGAAATATTTAACAAGTGGTTTTCTCATTTTCATTCTCTCTACTTAATAATACACAAGAAAAACCAGTTTGTCAAGTTATTCTTGAAAAAAGTTTTAGAAATAAAAAAAAAAAGCAGGATTTCTCCTGCCTTTAATTATTACATTCTTAGAGTTATATTCTCTCTATCAGTTCCAGAATCACTTAATAGACTGGCTAAATTCTCCATTCTTCTTAATCTCTCTAATCTATCTTCCCTTCTTGAATTTTCAAATTCTCTTCTTAATTCTTCATACCTCTCTTCAAAATTCTCTGTTGTTTCGTCTATTTGTTCGGATAATTGCTCTTCTGATTCATCTTCTAATCTTATATGGGATTCTTGTCCTCCTTCTTGCTCTAGTCTAGTATATTCAGATTCAAAATCATTATTAGTAAAACTGAATCTATCTAATTCGTGGGGTAATTTAAATTCTGCTCTTTCATTATTGTGCATTAATAACCATTTAAAATATTGAGTATATCTTTGTATCCCATATTCTTCTAATCGTGGAGCAGAGTTAATTTCAAGTACTGCAACAGGTGGTAATTCGTCTTGTCTATCAGTAGGGTATGCTATAACATCAACTGCACCATAATCAAGTCCTAATATCTTAGTTGCAAGATTAGCAGTACTTATTATATCTTCAATCTCTCTATACTTACTCCATCTATAAGTATTAAAGTCCTCACAAGCACCATTATCTCCCAAATTCCATATAAATTCCCCTTTATTCTCTTCTGCAACTATTTTTTCTGCAACTATGATAGCTTTACCACTTGCTATATGCACTCTAAACTCTCTAGATTTAGGGTAAAACTCACTAAAATAAGTTAAATCGTGGTTATTAGATATACCTTCTTTTAATTCCCAGACATCATTAAATGTATAAAATTCATTACCACCATAATGACTTCCTTTTCTCCCAATGATTGGGAATATTATTTCTTCTGGTCTTGTATCAATTTCTCTTCTTATCTCTTCTCTACTAAAAGTTTTTGGGGTGGGTATAAGTTCTGATTCAAAAGTTTTCCTTGCTTTTAATTTGTCAGAAGTTAATTTTATTCCATCATAAGGGTTATACTCAAAATCAGCAGTTGGTAAATAGTTAGCATAAGTTCCAATTCTGATAATTGAATCATAATGCTCCTGTATTTCCCCTTCACCCTTAATCAATCTCATATTACCATTCTTAGCTTTAATATAATGAAAATCGTCAAATTCCTCTGCTAAATTCTCTGCAATTTCCTTTATCCAACTGTTATTTTTATAAGTTATTAATGCTTTCATTTATTTATTCCCCCTATTAGATTTTTTGTGTGGGTTTTCTTTTTTTATTAAAACAATATCTGAATTTAATAATAATTTATCCTTATAATACTCTGGATTTTCAACCCGACACATTAATATAATATCATCTTTATAATCTTTTGTCAAGTTTAAAATTTCCAAATCTACAATACAATTTCTCATATTATGTTGAATGTAATCTCCAATTTTAAATCTATCCTCAAACTTAAAATACCTTAATTTGTTCTCTTTAACAGTAACAGTTTGTAATTTTCCATAAACATTTTCAAATTTTATAGCATAATGATTAGTTTCTTTATCATAACCAAAAACCCACCCTGTATATTCTTTTTTATTTGTTTTAAAAATAACCTTATCTTCCTTTTGAAATTCCACAATACTCCCCCTTTTATTTTTATTATATTATTTTGATAAGGCAAAAATAGATTCTCTCTCCAAAAGTGCATACTTTCTTTTATTCTAATATCATTATCAAAATGTATAA